GGCCGACCACGGTGCCCCAGAGCACCACGGCCATCAGCCCAAGAAAGGTCGCCGTGTTCCGGCTGGGAGCAAATTGCATTACTTTTTCCGATTGCCCGATGTCCATCCAGGCGCCGCGCCGGGCAACGCGCGCCAGAACGACGCAGTGTAGCGAAACAGGAAAACAGCCGCGGCGGCATCGGCATGCCGGCAAGGAATGCCGGCGCGTGGCGGATCAGTGCAACCACCGACAAGAGGGAGATCAGGCCGCATGACCATCTCAGTACGCAGGCTGACCGATGTGCTCGCCACAACGGCATCAGGCCGACTTTATCGGATCGAAGTGTTCACGCAGACGGAACGGCAGGACGGGCCCGCCCCAGGCGACATGAGCTTCCGCTACGTCCTCAGGACATCGGAGGGAGAGCGTGTCATCGCACTGGACGAGCGGCGCTACCGGCTGCATTCAGGCGAGGTGCTGACTGCCCTCACCCCCGCGCCCCGCCGCCCCCCTGCCCTCGATCCGCCTTGAAGCAGGAAGGCACGGGGAAGGCAGCATGGCGGAGTCAGGGGCCGTCAAAGGCCACGCGCCGCTTGCCCAGGCCCTTGGCCCGGTACAAGGCGACATCGGCCCGCTCCAGCAATTGCAGCATGGTGACGCCGGACTGCGGATAGACCGCGATGCCTATGCTGGCGGAAACCGCCACCTGGATATTGGGATACGGCTGCGACAGGCTTTCGACCAGGGCTTCGGCGACTCCCGTGGCGTCGTCGCCCCCGGCCCCCAGCAGCAGCACGGCGAACTCATCGCCACCTTGCCGCGCCGCCACGTCCGACACCCGGATGGCACGGGCCATGCGGTCTGCCGCCTCTTTCAGCACGGTATCGCCCGCGGCATGCCCATGCCGGTCATTGACCGCCTTGAAGCCGTCCAGGTCGATCGCCAGGATGGCGAACGACTCGCCGCTGCGCTGCGCCACGGCCAGCTCACGCAGCACCAGTTCGCCGAACAGTACCCGGTTGCACAGCCCCGTCAACGGATCGTAGTGCGCCAGGTGTTGCGCGTGCGCCAGCATGCGCGACGCCTGCAGCAAGGCCGCGCCGACCTCGGCGGCCTCCTTGACGCGCGTGCCGGGCAACTCGACGCTGCGGCCTTCACCCAGCGCCAGAGCCGGTCCGACCAGGCCCTGCACCGCCGAGGTCAGGCGGTTGGCCAGCCGCAGGGCCAGCCACAGACCCAGCCCGAAGGTTACCAGCGTGCCCAGCACCAGCCAGGCGATGGAACGATACAGATCGGTCGTCACCAACGTCATCGGCGCGCCGGCCGCGACCGTCCAACCGGTCAGGCTGGATCGGCTGAACGCGGTATAGACCGGGGTGCCTTCCTTGGTGATGGTTTCCAGCGAGCCCTCGTTTTCCATCTGCACGGCGTGCGCCAATGCCGGCACCGCCTTCTGCCCGACGAAGCGCTCCATGTCGCGGGTACGCGCGATGATGGTGCCGCTTTTGTCCAGCACCGCCGCCACCCAGCCGTCCGGCAGTCCGCGACGTCCCAGCACATTGCCGATGCGCTCGGGCGACAGGCCCACGTTGAGGCTGTAGATGACGTCATCGCCGCGCACCACGGGGACACCCAGCGCAATGGTCGGACTGCGGCCGACGGCGCTGGTGAACAAGCCGCTCAACACCGGTTCGCGCGCGCGGAAAACGCGCGTCAGCTCTTGCGCCACGCCCGATGGCGGCAGTTCGGTGCCATAGGGCACCAGGGTATTGACGAGCTGGCGACCGGACCTGTCCGTCAGGACATAACTGTCGATGACCTGGAACTTGATGGCTTCGCGGGCGCGCTGGTGAAATCCGGCCATGTCGCCACTGAGCAGGTCTGGCGATGATGCCAGCATCTGCAAGCCGGCCTCGACCCCGGTCATTTCGCGATCGAGGATGGCAGTGAGGTTGCGCGCCAGGAAAATCGTGTCGCGAAAAATCCGCTCTTTCTGGATCAGATAGCTTTCGTAGACGGCGATCGAGGCCACCACCAGCGCCGGCGCGATACAGGCGACCACCAGCCCAAGCAGGCCGGTGCGCATCGAATACCGGTGCTTGGAACGGACCCGCGCGGCGGCCAGGCTTTCGCCATCAGCCATGTTGTTTTTCCCGGCCGCGCCACCGCGCGGGACAACGCGTTTGCCGATACTGCATTCTCTGACCCATTGCGCCTCTCCTGGAAAAGCCAACCGCGCCTCGGGCGCGGGTTGGCGAAAAACCAGAAATCATTGCAGAACCAGACCGCGGCATACTCATTCATCGCCTGCCGGCGCCAGGAATCAGGTTCCCGACGATGAAAAATCCGCGTCCCCAATTTACCTCAAAAACAAAGCCGGGCCACCATTTCATTATGCTCGAGCACCTGCCGTCGAATGTTCGCCGGCGTGGCGTCGACCTCGGCGGCGGAATTGAAATATACCGGCCGGGCATGCTCGCAATACTCAATCCCGGTCCTCGGGGGAAGCGGCGCGCACCCACCCAGACTTGAGGCGATCAGCCACGGCATCGTCATCGCTGCGAGCCACTTTATCCTGCACATCCCTGGCCTCCTTGCGGGCCTGGCCGGCCCGCTCCTGGAGGCGGGCCGCACTGTCCGAGCGTTCCTGCGCCCGGCCCATGGCCCGCCCCCGCCAATAAACCCCGGCGACGGCGGCCAGGCCCGCCAGCACTGCCGCCATCAAGCCGAGGCCCCGCTTAATCCATTGCTGCAACATGCGTCGCGCTCCTGTCTACCCGCGCCCGGACGGCCGCAACGGCCTGCTGATACAGGGCGGGCCAACTGTCAGGCTTGGGCTTGCCCGGCCGCCAGGTGCGCAGATACAGCGCCCACGCCGCATTCGTCTCGCCGACCGGCGGCAGCGCCTTCGGATCGGTCCAGAGCAGCAACCGGGCGACGCCGGCCGCCAGCACGTCGTCATGCTCGAGCGCGGCGTGGATCGCGTCCGGATCGGCGGCCACGCCGCGCGCCCGGCACAGCGCGGTCAGCCAATCCCTGCTCGCCGCGTGCAGGAACACGCCCCACACACCGCCGCGACTGGCGGGCGTGCCCCTCTCGAACTGCCAGAAACCGCGCGCCGGTCCGCCGATCTGGCGCCGATGCACGAAGCGGCTTTCCTGCAGGCCGATAGCCAGCAGCATGCAACGCGCCTCGCTCGTATCCATGCGCGCCGGCAGTAATGCCATCGCCGGCCGCAGCGCGTGATCCATGATCTGGTCAAGCGTCATGCCTGCCCTCCTTATCCGTTTGGGTATCCATGCCCAGCGTCTTGCGCCGGATCTCCACCGCCCAGTCCACCAGGTCCTGGTTCTGCAGCTTGGCGGTCAGGCGCAGGTAGGCGCCCAGCACCCACCAGGCCGGCAAGCCGGCCAGCAGCATGCAGGGGCCGAGGACGTAGAACATGGCCAGAAGACCGTCCTCGCCCAGCCCGGTGCGCTGCGCCATCCAATAGGCGGACGACATGATGTCGGGCATCCAGGCAATCATGGCGATCGCCAGCAACGGCCCGAACAGAAAAGAACTGACCACCGTGCAAGCGGTGCGCGCGACGAATTCGCGCGGCGTGCGCGGCGGCATCAGCAACATGCCGATCAAGGCCGCCATCGCCGCCGGCATGCCGAAGGCCAGCGCGATTTTCAGGGCGGCCCAGCCGCCTAAACCGGCAGAACTTGGTTCCATTTTTTGCTCTGCTCCTGAATGAGGGTGAGCATGGTTGCCTCCCGGGCAATAAAAAAAGCCCGCTAAAGCGGGCCAAGTAAGGTATGACAGAGCAGACCAGCGAAATGCATAAACCGGCTAGCCTGGAAGCGGCGTATGCGGTGGCGTGAATGCGCCATCGATATAGGTCCAGCCTTCTTCCGGCTCCGGCGATACACCAGTCACGTCGACCAAGATGATAGAAGGAGCAAATACCGGCGCTTTCTCGGTTTGGAATTTCCAGTGCGCCTTGTCTCCGAGAATTTGAATGAATGTACGCATGCTTATGCCCTTTGAATAATGATCGCGCCTGCCGTGCCGGCACCGCCAAGATTGCCGGCCCCCGTTCCGACCCCACCTCCACCGCCACCACCGCCAGCGCCGGAATTGCCATCTGGCGAAGCGCTGCCGATACCCCCCGGCAATCCGGCCTGGCCTGACCGGGCTCCTCCCTGGCCGCCGCGACCGAGCGGAGAACTCGCGCCGCACCCACCATTTCCGGAGATACCGAACGTCATCGTCGATGCCCCCCCTGTACCTGTGCCAGCGCCCACCGCGCCGTTTCCGGGGAACGGTCTACCCGTATGGTTTGAACCACCAGCCGCTCCGCCCCCAGGTCCACCGCTCACAGATGCCAGTGCGCCCAGAGAGGTCACCCCCCCGGCTCCACCGTTACCGCCCACATCGCCACCGGCGGCCCCCCCTTTGCCGGGAACGCCAATAGTTACTGGAATGGAAATGGCATCTGGCAAACGGACTTGAACCCATTTCCACTCGCCGGCAGCGCCGCCGCCGCCGCCGCCGCCGCCCCATGTGTCATAGCCAGCAGCGCTACCTCCTCCACCGCCACCGCCGCCAATCAGAAACGCATCGACCAGCTTGCCGCGCCACTCCAGCGGAATTGGCCAGTCCTGCGTCGACGTAATGGTCACTCGTTTCGGGACAGCCAGGTCGCCGAGCGCGGCGCGCACGAATTCCGTCGTTGCTAACCGGGCAGAGTTGTCCCCCGCCGCCGGCGTCGGCGCGGTCGGGGTCCCGGTCAGCGCCGGCGACGCCGCCAGCGCCGCCACGAAGCGGGCCTGCAGCGCCGCCAGGTCGCCGTCGTCGAGTACGTCCTGGCCCGTCTTGTCGGCGATGTACTGGCCGATCATGGCGGCCACGAAGGACGCCTGGCGCCAGACGGTGTTGAGTTCCTTGGATTTGGCCGTGCCGGCCGAGAAGCCGCCCAGCCGGGCCGCCAGGGCCTGGTAGTCGGCGGGATCGAGCACGTTGGCGCCGGGCACGGTGCCGAAGGGAAGAATTTGATTGATAGCCACGGAATTGTCCTTATTCAACCTGCGAAAAGCGAACCCCAGAGTCCGTTGTCGAACCCCGAGATGTAATGGTTCTGAACGTCAAAACCGAACAGGGGCCCCTCGTTCGAGGGGATGACGTAGTAACTGATGCGCACGCCCTGCGGCTTGAGCGGGATGTACCCGCCCCTCAGGAGCGCCAGGAACAGCGCCGACGGCGGCGTGCCGGCGACGCCGATGTCGACCGACATGTCGCCGTTGTCCTGGATGAACACGTGGGTGCCGCCGCCGAAGATGCGCTCCAGGATGGCGGCCGAGGCCTCCAGCGTGCCGTCCCAGTGGTTGGCGCCGATCTTGGCGCGCAGCAGCAGGCGATAGGTGTCGTCGTCCACCGCGGTCAGGCCGTTGTCCGGATCGAACGGTCCCTGCCACACCCCTTGGTCGAAACCCAGGCCGTCGGTGTCGTGCGAGAAATACACGTTGGCGATCGGCGTGCGGACCTTCCGGTCCAGCCCCACCCAGCGCCCCACGGCATCCAGCTGCGCCCCGACCGCCAGGTCCAGGTCGAAAGCCGCCGGCATGCCGCCGTACAACTCACGCAGGCTGGCCGCCGCGCCGCACAGGGCGGTCACGGTGGCAACGAACCTGGGCTTGCCGCGGTGCCAGGCCGACAGCCGCGCGATGTAGTCGTCCGTATTGGCCATGTCAGCTCACCGTGAGTTTCACGTCGTCGGGCGTCGCGGCGGCAGCTTCGTTGAAGGCCAGCGGCACATCCGGCGCGCCATCGCCGGCCGGGCCGCGCAGCGCCAGCCCGGTGATCTTGAACGTGCCATTGCCCGCCACGCCGTTCGCGGCCGAGATGGCGTCGGCCCATTCCACCGAGGCGCTGGCGCCGCCACCGATCGCGACACCATTGATGTAGTCGGCAACCGCGCGCTGCACCGCTTGTCCGATGGCCGTGGTGTACCCGGGCAGCGCCCGCATCTGCACCTGTACCGAGAGCGGCACGAGGGTGGGCCGGAAAAAGCGGATGCGATGCGCGATGCCGTAGATGTCCGTCACCACCACCGTGGTGGTGCCGTGCGTGCCCGTGCCGGGCGTCTTCTTGGCGGCGATGGCTTGCGCGATCGAGGCCGCGTCGCCGCCATCGACCACCAGGGCGATGCTGTGCGGCGGCAGCCCGTGGGCGTCGACCACCGCGGCGTCGTTCTCGAAGGCGGCATGGCGCAATACCCCGGGCACCGACGCCACCGCGCCGATGGTGCCTTCCAGCACGCTGCGCGATGGCAGGGCCACCGAGATGGCCTGCCTCACGCGCAGGGCGGCATCGCTCTCGACCGGCGCGCCAGGGGTCGCGGCCGCCGGATTGGTGACGGACTGCCAGCCCAGCGTCGGCGTGCCGATCTGGTTGATGCTGCCGGCCGGCGCCGTCACCGCGCCCAGCGTCTGGCTAAGCGCGGTGACGGTGATCTCGCCGCCAGGCGGGATGGTGACGCTGGACGGCAATTGCCAGCGGCCGCGATTGGCATCGGTCGCCACGCCATCGACGATGGTGACGCCGCCCTGCCCGACGATGCGCAGGTCCACCGCAGAACGCGTCGCCACGCCGCGCGCCAGGCCGTTGATCTTGACGTTGCTGGACAGCGCCGCATCGGCAGCGGTCGCGGGCGAGAACGCGTTGTACACATTGATCGCCGCCGTGTTGGCCTCGTGGATGGCCAGGGCGAACAGGGCCAGCAACTGGCCGTCCTGGCTGTCCGCCTCCAGATAGGTGTCCGCGCCGTAGATGCCGCGGTACTGCTCCTTGAAATACTGCAGCACCTCGCCGTAGCTCGGCGCGCGTATGCCCGCGGCGTCGATGACCGGGGCCGTGGATGGAATCGTCATAATGCCGCCTGCACAGTGGCCGTGCCGTAAAGGGTTGAGATGGATGCCGTGATGCTCAGGCCGCGGGTTTGCGGATCGAGACGGCTCGAATACCCGGCCAGGCCGGTCACGCCGGCCGTGCCCAGGATGCGCTGGCGGATGGCCCAGTCGTAGCTGGCCCTGGACTGCTTGCCCAGCACCTCGCCGCGCCAGGGCATGCCTTCGGTGACGTCGAGGAACCATTCACCGCGCGCCAGCATCAGCCGCGTCTTGACGGCCTGAGCCACGGTCGCGGCCGTGTCGCGATGGAAATCGGCCCGTGACGAGCCGAATGAATAGTCGCCGTCGGCGTCCAGTTTTCGGTAACGCATGGGAGTCCTCAATTGGGCGGTGTGGTCACCGCGTTGGCCCCTTGGGCGATGTGGGTGTGCGTGTCGTCCACCCGTTTTCCATTGGCCAGGATCTGGCCGATCACGTTCAACACGCCGGTGATCTGGGCGGTATTGCCCTGGCCGCCGCTGCCGACCAGGCCGGCCAGATAGCTCAGCAGCCCGTTGACCAGCACCTGTCCGGAGAACTCGGACGTCGGCGCGACCACCTCGAAGCCGCCCGGCGCCACGATCCTCACCTTGCCCGCGGCCGGATCCAGCTCCAGGAACGTCGAGCCGTCGTCGCTGCGCAACTGGGTCGTGTGAGTGCTGACCGCGGGCAGCACCCGCGGCTGCGACCGCACGCCCACATAGACAAAGCCGTCGGACAGGTCATGCATCCGCACTTCCGCCTGGTCCTGGACCTGGCCCGATTGCCACCAGGCATCGATGCAGCGCGACGCGAACACCACCAGGCATTCGTCCCCGGGCTTCACCGGGAAAGTCAGCGTGCAATTGCCGCCCGCGGGAAAGTACACGGGGCAATCCACCAGCAGCGGCAACGTCATGCTGCGCTGCGTTCCCTCGGGCGTGGTGACGCGCGCGCGGATGGCCGGTTGCGCGGTGCACGTCATGGCCACCGGGTCGAACGCGCCGATGATGGCCGGCATGGCGGTCCAGGTCTGCGCCAGCGCGCCGCGCAGCGCCGCGCCGATCGCGGCTTGCGGGTCGTTCAAATTCTCTAGTCGGTTCATGAATCATCCTGCTGAAATGAAGCCGGGCGGGCCGTTACTTGACGACGTCGACCGGCCTGGCCGCGGCGCCCTCCGCCCCTGCCCGTCCCAGGTCGCCCGGGAACAGCGTTGCATCGGTGGCCAGGCACAGGATCTCCGTGTACCAGTCGTTGTCGCGGGTATGCCCGCGATGCTCGACTTCCATGACGTAGTAGTAGCCGTCGCCGCTGATGCGGCGCTGTTCGCCGCGATCGATTTCTGTCGCGTCCTTGCCCTGGGCGCGCCCCTCGTAGCCGTACTCGGCGATGCGGCTGTTGTCCAGGTTGACCAGCCCGCCCACGCGGATGCTGGGGTTGAGCAACATGCGCACCTTGATGCCCTTCTCTGCCTGTTCGGGCATGCCGACCAGGCCGGTGTCGTGCGAGATGACGGGCACCGAGCCCGGCACGTAGGCGGTCTCGGGAACGATCACGACTTTGCCGTCCTGGATGCTCCACAGCGTGTTCGCGCCGTCACAGACGTCCTGCATGTGGTCGCGCACCATGCCGGACATCACGGCTCCGCGGATGGCGGTCTTGCCGCCCAGGTCGGGCACGTAGCCCTGCCTGACGCCATACGGGTTCATGGCCAAGCACAGCAACCGCACCTTGTCGGCGCGGGAGGAGCCCTTGGGCACGGTCGCATTGACCACCGCGAAGTTGTAGGCCTTGTCGCCATCGGCCGCCGTGATCTCCAGCACCGTCTCGGTGTCGCCCGATCCCCCCCACCTGGCCCGCACCACGTTGCCGTGGAAGATCACGCCGTAGTTGCCCTCGTAGCCGGCCTGCAGCACGACCCGCGTGAATTCGCGCTGCACCATGCTGGCCGTCTCGCGACTGGCATTCATCACCTTGATGGTGGCGGTGTTGGGCGCCTTGGCATCATTGCGCTTGATCGCGAAGCTGAAACTGAGCGCCGACAGATCCAGCGCTTCCTCGTCGCCGACGATCAACGACACTTTCCTGCCCCACTGGCGCACGCCCTTGTCGTCGTCCACCGGATCGCCGTACACGGCGATGGGTTCCATTGTGGTCGTCCCGGCCATGTCAGTCCGCCACCCAATAAAGCCGGGCGCCGCGGCCCAGGTCGGTGAACGTCGGCGCGTCGTCCGGCGATTCCGCCCCCGTCACCCGCAGCCCGCCGGTGAAACCGAGGTGGCGGTACTGGCCCAACAGGTTCAGGCCGGCCACCAACGGAACGCCGCACACCAGCGGCCGGCCCAGATCGTCGGCCACGTCCAGGATCCAGCCGTCGCGGTATTGCAATGTCAGCCGATAGTCGTCGCCGCCCAGCGAAATCGCGAACACCTGCGGAATCGGCGACACGGGTATCTCGAAGTAGTTCATGCGTATCTCCTAGTTCCAGTGCAGCGACCCGCCGTTGGGCGCCGCCACGGGCCGGGGCGTCTTCACGCCCAGGTTCTGCTTGTCCGCGGTCTTTTCTTTTTCCTTCTGGCCCGCGTACGGGGGCAGCGAGGTGCTGCGCGTCTGTACCACCACCACTTCGCGCAGCGTCACCGTCGCGAACACGGCGCCGAAGCTGTCTTTGTTGGTCTCGACCGAGAGCTTCTCGATCAACATGTCGCTGTAGCGTCGCCGGCTGGTGACCACGGTCACCGGCTCGCGCGATTCCTGCAGGCTGAGCAGCTGCGAGTAGATGGCGGTCGCGTAGTCGTCGGCCGCGGCCTTGCCATTGGCCACGTCCTTGGCCTGCGCGCCCGCCAGCGCCTCATACGAGGCGTTGCTCCACGCGCACTTCAAGGTCAGCGTCAGCGGCTGCTTGAAGGCATGGTCGCTGATCGCCGATTTGCCATAGGGGCCCGACTCCACCGGGTGGCTGGTGATCTTGAGCGTGTCCTCATGCGACTCGCTGAGCGTCGCCTCCACCACGATGTCGCCGATTTTCTTCGACAGCAGGCCGACCATGTCGGCGCCCGCGATGTTCAAGTCAGCCATAGGATCCCTGCAGGTTGCGCGTCAGGTCGGCATTGACCCGGCTCTGTTGATTGGCCACGGCTTCTCCGGTCGCATGGGGATCGTTCGTCCCATTGACGTGGATATTCGTGGTGGCGTTGATGGAAACCGATGCGGGCGCGGGCGCGGCCAGCACGCCGGCCGCCGTTTCGCCCGTGGCGAAGCCGGAGCGGTAATCGCGCCACGGCTCGACCTGGGCGCCGTCCATGTGCTCGGGCCGGATGCCGCCACCGGGCAGGTTCAGGCCCGGGCCGGGCTGTCCGGCCGGAAAGCCTGGCATCCCCTCCAGCGATTTCAACGTCCCGTCGCCCAGGGGCCTGGGGTACAACAGCAGTCCCGCGCCCACGGCCGCGGGGCTGCTGGCCACGCTGCGCACCACCGCCTTGGCGCCATCGGCGATGCGGCCGATCCACGAGCCCGCGGCTTCCCACAGCGATCTGCCCCACTGCAACGCGGTCTGGCCCGCGGCCTTGACGCCATCGACCACCAGCGCGCCGCCGCGCGCGGCCATATTGCCCATCCAGGACCAGACCGCGCCGGCCATATTGCCCATCTGGGTCACGGCGGTGCGGCCCATCGAGGTCATCCTGCCGAACACGCCAGCAACGAAATTGCTGGTCACCGTCCAGGCCCGGCTCACGAAACCGCCGATCCGTCCTGGCAACGATGCCAGCTGGGAGCCCAGCCCGCCGATGAGCGACCGCATGCCACCCAGTCGCGAGACCAGGCCTGCCAGCGCTCCCACGACGCCGCCGCCGCCCAGCATCAGGAATCCGCCGACCAGCAACAGGAGCTGCGAACTCAGCCCCCCCGTCACGCCGTCGAGCCAAGTGATCAGGCTGACCACCGGCCCCAGCAACGACATGATCGACAACACGAAATTGCCGACCTCGCCCAGCCGCTTGCCGGCGGTCTGGCCGTTCTCCTTGAACCAGGCCGAAATGCTGTCGAGCGTCTGCTGCAATTGCGGGCCCATCGTCAGCAGCGCCTGCGCGAACATCGCGTCGACGGAGCCGCTCAAGGCGCGGATGGTGGCCATCAGTTGATGGGCGCGCTCGCCGGCCGCCTCGATCCTGCTGCTTTCTTCGGCGTCACGCTGCACCGACAGGCGCTGCCCGAATGCCGGATCGCGCAGGGCCTCCACGAGGCCGGCGTCCAGCCCCAGTTTCCTGCCCGTCTCCCCGGCCTGGCCGGGGTCCATGCGCTTGAGCGCATCGCTCAGTTCCAGCACCAGGTCGGCGGTGTTGCGCTGGCCGCCCGCGCCATCGCTCGGCGAGATATGCAGCTGTTCCAGCAGCGCGGCAACCCTGGGGTCATCGCGCACATTGCGATGCAAGGCTTGGGTACTGTTGCGCATCGCTTCGACGGAAACGCCGAAGTCCTGCGCGACCGTCTCCAGCGCCCGCATGTCCCTGCCCGAGGTGCCGCCCAGCCGGGCGGCGAAATAGCCTTGCTCGAACTGGGCAATCTTGTTTTCGGCAAAGTCGACGACACTCTTGGCCCGCCCCGCGAACACCGCGAGCGCGTCGGCCAGGCTCTGCTTGCGCGAGTCGCCGATTGCCTGCTTGAGGTCCTTCAGGTCGTCCTTGTCGATCTTGAATGGGCCCATCAACCCCGACAGGTCGATGGACAGAATTGTGTTAGCCATTTTTTTCCGCCATGTGGCGGCGGTACGCTTCCGCCTTGTTGTCTGCCCGGACCGACAGCGCGTCGTTCAGGAGCGCGATGTCGGCCAGGTCCAGGGTGCCGTCCTTGAGGGACTCGTATTTGCAGAGTCCCTCGAGGACCGGCGCCAGCAGCCAATCCTCGCCACCGGGCAGGCTCTTCAGCCAGCCTGTGTCGCCTCGGGGCTGCCGGTCTGGCTGGTAAGCAGCCCTTGTATAAAAGGCCCGAGGCTCCCGACGATGACGCGCAGCGCCAGCGGCAACATGACCGACAGGTCGATGTCCTGGAACATCGGCACGCGCTGGCCGGCCGACCAGATGGCGGTCCAGCCATGTTCCTGCCGGCGCTGGACCGCCTGCATGCAGGTGTCCAGCACGTAGTCGGCGTCCTCGTCCTTCATCGCCGCCAGGCCATCGGCCAGCGGTTGCAGCACGTCGGCCATGCCGCCCGGATCCTCGGTGATCCCGCGCCCGCCCGCCGCGAGGCGGACGAACACGGGGATCAGCGTAGGAACGATCGGAGCGATGCGGCGCGACACATGGAACTGTTGCTTGGCGCTCAGTTTCCCGATGGAGTACCGGTGGCCGTTCAGATCGAGTTCCTGTGCCATGGCTTAGTAGGTTCCCAGGATCGTGTCGATCTTCGCGGCGTCGAAGGTCCACTTCACCACATCGCCGTCCTTCTTGTAGGTCAGGTCGGGCTTCTTGCTGAAGGCGCACGAGCGGCACGCCGTCACGTCGCCGGTGGCCGGATTGGTGATGGTGATCAGGTTCTTGCCCCACAGGCGACTGTCCAGCGACTGGGCGTCGTACAGGGCCTGCAGCTGGGCGTTGACGGGCGAGGTCTTCAGGTAGCTCAGCGTCACGGTGCCGCTCTTGTCGGCACGCAGCGTGTGCATGACCTCGCCATCGGCGCCCACCGTCATGGCGCTTTTCTCGCCCTTGGCGGCGATGGCGATGCCTTCATCGGCCACGCCGGAGCCGGAACCCAGCGAAATCGCCCCGCCCGGGCCCACGAGACTGGCGCTGATATCAGCGAACGAATAGGTAGACATCTGCTACTCCTGTTTAGCGATTGACCGTGACCAGAACGTCGACGGTGTGGATGGCGCCGGCTTCCTTGGCGGCGACCTGGAACGGAACGGCCTTGCGCGCTTCGCGGTCGGCCTGCGACTGGGTGGCGATCGCCGGCGCGTAGACGTAGTAGCCCTTGGCCAGCGTGTCGCCCTGCTTGAGGGCGCCGAAGCCGGCCGAGTTCCACACGCCCGGGGCCAGGTAGCCGTTGTTGACGGCGGCCTCGCACGCGGCCTCGATCACCGAGGCGATCAGCTGGTTGCCGGCGTCGGTCTGCGGCACCTTGGTGGGGCTGGTGTACAGCAGGTTGTAGACATCGGTCTGGACGCGGTTGCGGAACCAGATCGCGTTGTAGACCGAGTCGATGAAGATGCCGCTGGGCGTCACGCCGTACTGGATGATGGCCGTGTCGTTGTCGTAGTTGACGAACACGTTGCAGTTCTTGGCCGCCAGCGTGTCGGCCTGGCTGCTGGTCAGGGTCTCGGCGACGATGCCGGGCTCCTGCTTGTACATCAGCGTGATGGTGGTGTTGTTGGCGTTGAAGTTCACCGTCAGCATGCGGCCCAGCAGCGAAGCGACCGCATACGGGCTGGCGCTGGAGAACTGCACGATCGAGTACTTGTAATTCAGCGCCTTCAGCTGGCTGGCGATGTCTTCGTGGTTGGTCGGGTCCAGCACCTGCGGCGCCTGGGTCGACACACCGTACAGGTGGCGCTGGTCGGCCTCGATCAGGCCGGCCACGGCCAGGTGCTGCGCGTCGGTGATGTCGGCATCGGCGAACGCCAGGCCCAGGAACTTGTTGGCGAAGCGGTCCAGGAACAGCGACACGGCGTCCACCGGCGTTTCGGCGACGATGCCGGCGACGGGCGTCGAGGCCTGGCCCGCGGTCAGGCCCAGCATCGACGAGATGTCGGTGCCGGTGCCCGCGGCCGTGGCGTAGCCCAGCGTCGAGGTCGCGCCGGAGGTGTTCGAAGTCACCACGAACTGCGAGCCGTTCCAGGTGACGGAAGCGGAGGCCAGTGCCGTCGAGATGATCGACGCGACCCCGTTCAGGTTGGTGGCGCCGGAGAAATCCAGGCCGTTGACCGTCTTGGCGGTGCCGTCGACCGACAGCGTGAAGGCGCCCGCGGTCACCGCGGTCCAGGCCGACATCTGCTTCTCGGCGGCCGACAACACCGCGCCGCGCAGCGTGGCCGAGGTCGCGCCCTTGGCCCAGCGGCCGATGTACAACTGCGAGGGCTGGGGCGTCTGCTGGAAATACAGCAGGGCCGCGCGATATTCGGGCGCGGCGGTGCCGAAGTCGGCGGCGACGGCGTCGATGCCGCCATAGGAGCGCATGCGCTCGCCGGTGTCGATGACGGCGGAGGCGCCCAGCAGCAGCGCGGTATTCAGGCTCGCGCCCTGCGCCGCGAGCGGCGACATGTTGATCGTGACGTTGATCAGGCGTGATACCGGCAATCCATTAGCCATGGTAGATCCCTTAATCTGCAAGGTGGTTGATGTGATCCGTCGGCGACAGCGACGCGGCATGCGTCGTGACCTGCGCCGACAGGAGATTCAGGACCGGATAGATGCGCGTGACCCGGCGCTTGAAATGCAAGGTCATGTCGAACTGCCGTATCCACTGCTGATTCACGAGCTCGTGCCGGGCCAGGATCGGCCCCGCGCCGCCGACCGCCATGCCCTGCGCGAGCAGGGGTTCGCGGTTCTGCGGCACGGCGGCGCCATCGCGCAGCAAGGCCGCGTGGCGCAACGCGTTCGGGCCGAACATCGAGCAAAGCACCTCGATGTCTTCGTGCCGGACGTATGAATCAGATCCTTCCCCGGCCGGGTCGTGAGCGACGACCGGGCCGGCGTCCGCGGTTTGCGCCCGGATGTCCATCAGGCACCAGGTATCGCTTTGCGCGGGCGGTTCCACACCGGCCGCGGGCCAGTGCGTACGAACCATGTTCGGGGGCAAGCCGGACACGCCGGCGATGAACCCCAGGAACAGCGCCTCGAGTTCGGCATCCTCCAGGGGCGGAGAAATGGCGATCGGCGCCAGGTAGCCGCCGGTGGCCGAACTGTTCGCCATGCGTAGCTCCTTTGTCGTGTTGAAGTGCCCGAGGGCGGATCGGGGGAATCCAGTTGCCTGGAGGCGGATCGCCGACTTTGCCGCGCCATCGGCGCGATGCCGCGTTGCGTGATGCGTGCGGCCGGGTTGCGGCGGATTCCGGCTGTCGCCCACCGGGCTGCCGCCTCGAGCCGTTCCGGGTCACCACGGGCGGGAGAAAGGCCCGG